GAAAGCCATTTCCCTATGCCTACCATCAAAGCCCACTCTTCTTCGGATATGTCTCTACTTCCAACTCCCGTATAGAACAGTTCTGCCATAATCACCTCAACAAGTAATTTCAAAAGGTGTATACGGTTCCGTATTTCTCATGATCCAAGGACTGCTAGGATTGCTCGGATCATAAGGACCAAAAGGTTTTATGGTCGGTTGTGTTTCTTTCTTCTGAATCTCTTCAAAAATACGACGAAGTTCAGAATATTCTTGATCCACCATAAGATTCGGTGCATCTGATTCTACAGCTTGCAGGTTATCTTCCTTAAGAACAATCTCACGAACAAGATTAACATCTTCTGTTTCTAAGATAACTTCTTTACGGATATTACCTACACTTTGAATAATTGTAATCTTATACATTAATCCTCCTCAAGAGTTGAATAAAATTGAAGACCACCGTCCATATCGAAATAAGCAAATGTTAAGTTATTATTGAACACAGATCCAGTATCCATATAAACACGATTCGCATTGATAATAGGTGTTTTTACATAAGAGTGTCCATGAAACACATAATCCACACCCATCACAACAGGAAGTTTCATTCCCTCTTTAGCACAGTCTACCATATCTCTGTCCCACATAAGTGCTTCAGCAAAACGGTTTTCCTGTGTTTTTGTCATCTTCGAAATGTATTCTGGAATATCTGTTACAGGGAGATATTCCAAAGAAGATGGATACCCACCATGAATAAACGCAAGTTTCATGCCTCTGTAGTTAACAATGAGAACAACAGGTAAATCTTCTGTCATCATTGCTAAGGCTGTAGCTCCTTCTTCACCACATTCTTCAAAGACCGTATATCCTCCATTTTGATACCAACACTCGTAGTAGCTACGATCTCCTTCCAGCATACCTTTAATCATCATGTCTTCATGATTGCCACGAATAGCGTAGCGATTGTGTTTACGAGTAAATTCTAAAACACAACGAAAGTTTTGCTTTCCACGGTCAGTAAGATCTCCTAGAGATACAACCACATCTGTATCTCGGATACCTAACTTTGCCTTTCCTTTTTCATACAAATTATAACAACCGTGTAGATCTCCAATTATAAAAAGATCTTGATCGCTTTTAACAGTAATTTCTCTGTGTATGATCACTTATCCTCCTCAAAATCTAAGAAAATAAAAATATTCACCTTTCCTTCAATCTCTTGTTCTAAAACAAGATCGGCAAATTCTGCATAAGCTTTCTCTTCAACTTTTTCAATATGTTCTGCGGCATCTTTAAAAGGCGTATCCCCATCCACCTTTACTAATAAGAAAAGAGATCGCATTTCGACGTTTTTACTGTTACGAGGAAGGAAATCTACAGCTTCAACAATTCTCCAACCCAAATAGCCAGGGGTTTTATGAATCTCCCCTAAATACTTTTCTAAGATTTTACGACCCTCGTCGATAAGGGCTTGTTCTGTAGTAATTTCCATTCCTTCCTCCTCAAATTATTAACGAAACCGCATGACTAAATCTTGGTTCAGATATAACCTCTGCTACAGTCACATATGTATCGTGCAGCCAAAAAGATTCTACTCTACAAACACAAATACCGTTGATAATGAAATCTACACAGGCTTTATTATTTTCGCACACTTGTTGACTATAAACAACCCCTAAAGAGTCATAAAGTGATCTCACTGTTGCTACCATTTCATCTGTTTCGTCTTCCTGTGAAACAAAGAAAACGAATACAGACAAGTTATTAGCGAAAGTATTGCTATTCTCTACTTCAACCGACTTACAAGGTAAAAAGGAGTAATATTTACCGTTAGGTATCAATTTCGCCTCAACCTGGTTAAGTATGCTTTGAGATGGTTTTGTTACATAAAAAAGATTTTCTGTTGGGTTTTCAACATTACTCCTTACTATGCAACGAGTGGGGTTCGAAGGATCAAAAACATGATCGAAATCGACACACACAGGTAAGTTAACAACTTTAAACTTTTTGCTAAGAATGCTTACTGCTGTAAAAATCAAACCAGCATTTATTTTGCCAGTGAAAGTTGAACGCATAACTACTCCTCGGATCATTCTACCAAAGAGAATTCCGCCTCTTCCAGGTAGATTACAGACCTTGTTGCATGATATTTAACGCTCCAGAAATTACCTTCGCGCCGTAAAAGTATCTCATTCACATCAAGATTGCTTAGAAAAACCATATAACTTAAAGCTTGTTGACGCGTTGAGAATTGTTTCTCTAAAAGTTCTTCTCCGCTCTGCATAATCCCTCCTTAAAATACTCCCTCCGAAAAGGGAGTATAAGTATATCACGTAGTTGTTATGTTGTCTTCTTGGATTCTAGAATCCACTTCTGCAAACATATCTTCTGCACTGTAATTATTTCCAGTCCAGCGTGATAAAAGGATAGCACCAATCTCTTTTGCATGAGATTCGGACTCCGCATAAACGTTAGTCCCAGTGTCACCTTTTTTCTTTTCATGTGCATAAATGCAGTAATAATTGTAAGCCATTAGTCTTCCCAGTCATTGCCCTCGGTAGAGTGAACTAAAGCTCGCACGATACCACCGTAATCTACTGCCTGATTTGCAGCATGTTCGGCATAAACTTCAATGGCTTTTTTGAAGAAAAGAGCAGTAGCTGCTTCAATATTATCCATTTCACCATCTACGTCAGTAGAAAGTGAAAGGTTGAGGCTTTCATCTACTTCATCAAAATCAATAGCCACTGTCATAATTAGTTTACCCATAGTTCACACTCCTTAAACAAAATAAAATGGTTGAGAGAGGCCCAAACGATTCTTTGGGTCGTATACATACCAAGCGTATGCTGTCTTATCTGTTCCACCTGCAACAAACGAAGGCCGTTCTGAAAGGACTATAAGGTTTGTTGGTGGATTCTTTTGATGGAACTCTCGTCGTTTCTTTGACTCCAAGAAGCCCAACCGAAGAAGATAAATACAAACATCCGCCTCTTTTAAGCTCTTTTCCAAGAACTCCATTGCTAACTTAAATGGAGGATTTGTGATTATAATGTCGGGACGATTTTCCCATTCGTGACTAAAATAATCTTTACCTTCTTCAAGTTCGCAATATTCTGAACCTTCAGGAAAATGGCGATAAATCGCTTTAGCTTCACCTCTGCAAGGTTCTGCAAAAACCCAACCTTCTTCCTTTAGATTTTTGAAATCTATAACACTAAACAAACTATTGATTGCTTTTTGCGGTGTCGGATAATAATCGCTTGTTGGGCGATCATAATCTAATGCCATCTAAAATCTCCTCTTTTGTAATATTATCCAACTCTTTAAAGGATGAAATCTCGTTTAATAATCCTATTTGATCAGCCTCTAGAGGATAAGTGTTTTTATCTGTTTTTCTAGACAGAATATCTTCAACAAACTTATCAATAGCCAAAGAAGAATCATAAAATTTTAAAAGTTGGTAATCCATAGGAGATATTTTGTCATCTCTTAGAAATATTTCTAACATGTTTTCAGGAGTATCGTGGTTTAGTTTATGTTCACCAAAAATATTAACTTCGTAAACATCTTTGCCAAACCAACGTTTCTTCTTTTCAACAGTATAGGTTTTTGCCACCAGACCATCTAAACAGTTTCTTGCCCTCTTACATGTTTGACGGTAAGAGTGGATAGCGCCTTCAACAAACTTAGCAGGAACTTGTAACATTATTAATCTCCTATGTTTAAGAAATGCCCCCGAAGGGGCAGTTTGTTAAATAGCGGTTCCTTCGAAATCCGCCACATTTACGAGATTAATATTTTCAGATTTAGAAGTCAAGTTGTTTTCTGCAACAGATTTTTCTTCAGTATCCGCCTCGTTACCTGCCACGTTACGAGGTTCTTCTTCACCGTAGGGATTACCGAATTTCAAAAGATTGATTAATTCTTCTTTGGAGAAGTTTTCTAAATCATCGTCTGTTAATTCAATAATCTCATCTTGTTCTTCAACAAATGTTTCACCACCAGAAAAAGCATCTCGCTTTTTAGCTACTTCCATAGCTTGTTCTGGTGTTGCCCCTGCGTCAAGAGCAGCTAAAGCAAAATCTGACCCACTTCCTACTGCATAATATTCTTCATCAATCGGATATGCACGTGTTGGGTTGTTACCTTCATGCAGGAAAATACGTCCGTCTGGATGAACAACAAGTGCAATAAACTCTTCATCTTCTTTGTCTGGATCAGAGTGAATCATCAAACCAGGGACAGCATCACGTGCTGCTTCGCACTGTAGATTTTGTTCAAACCATTGAAAGAAAGAAAGCACGGAGGTCAGACGACCAGCACCACCTACAAGGTAATCTCCAATTTTTCGGACCTTTTTGAAATTAATAGAATCTACACGTCCACCAAAAGTTACCTTACCGTCACTCAAAATCTTATTTTTGGTTGCAATAATTGTCGTCACTATTCTTCCTCCTCTGTTAATGTTTTAAGAACCGCTTTCCCGCCATTCACATATTTGCAGATGTATTCTATCGCACGTAGTGTCTCTTTGTCAACAAAAATTTGATCAGACGTTGCGAGCGGGTTATTAAGAAGATCACTACAATCACGAACAAGCAGTGCTTTCTTATTAAACAAATTACTTAAGAACAGTAACTTCGCCTCTTCTTCTGTTATGTGCAGAAGGCTAGGATCGGAGCCAGCTATTCCTATTATACAATCAAACAAGCTTTCTTTACTATCAGAAAGTTCTTGAAAATGGTTTAAAAGCCAATCTTCTCCTAGACACCAACATTTAAACATTTCCAGTTTATCTCGGAGGGTCATATTCTCTAAAGTAAGAGCAATCTCTTTTTCAATATGGTTTACACAAATTTGACGAAATTCGTTAGGTTTTACGAGTCCCGTTTGATAGCACTCATCTATACCGCTTCTTCCGATAGCTATTGTTGCTACACCCATCAATCCTCCTTATAAATGGCTTCCCTGCCACATTATTAAACAAACACTTCAGTAATCAGTTTAGACAAACGTCCACGTTTATTATCGTCCGTTGTCAGTTCAACGTATCCAATAAAATCTACAATTGGCTCACGAACACCTTCTTCATTTTCTGGATATAAAAGTTCCAAAATTTGATGCAGACCATTGCTACGTTTTTTAATTGCATATGTCTGGCGAACATCGCCTAATACAATAACATGCGTATTAATACCTGCACGTTCAATAAGAAGTTTAAGTGTTTCTGTTGACATAAGTTGTGCTTCGTCAATAATGACGATTGTATTATCCAAGGTGGCCCCCAACAAATAGTTAGGAATATTCAATTCGATCTTACCTGATCCAATATCGTTTTCCAATTTGTTGGCTGTCATGAATTGCTGGAAAATACGTTTTGTAGATTCATAGTGTGCTGCTAGTTTATCTGTTTTATCCCCAGACAAGAAACCAATCTGGTCATCTCCGACTTCAGTAGGGTTCTTGATAAAAAGTAGTTTACGGAAGTCTCCTGAACGAAGCATCTGCAAAGCTTTCCATAAAGCAACAGAGGTTTTACCAGTCCCTGCCGGAGCATTTACAACAGTCAGATCATTCCAAATCATGCTTTGAACAATCTTATTTTGGTCCCCTTCAGGCATAAATTCATCTAAACGGTAATCGTCATTACCTACCGCTTTTGCTGCATAACGGCTTTCAATCTTTGCTGAATTAGCCAGTTTCTGCCGTTGTGTTTTAGCTGCGGTTTTATTTCCCATAGTAGCACTCCTTTTAGAAGGGGCCGAAGCCCCTTTATTAGTTGTAAGCATCTAAAGTTCCAGAAGTCAGAACTTTAATTACTCGTTCAGCACGGTTTGGCGTTTGGCTATACCATCGGCTTTTACGCATGTTTTTACCTGCTTGAGTATAATATGCATTGCTGATTAAAGTCAAGCTATTTTTAAACCCTTCAGCACCTTTTAACCCCAACTGGAAAACCATGTTGATTATTCCCAATTTACGAGTATCACTCACCTTATCATAGATTGGTGATAAGATAGCACTGTTTTTTATGTCTCTCTTCACTTTTGCAACATCGTCAGCAAAGATTTGACGGGCTTCTTTTTCTGTGATAACTCCATTGGTCTTACGACCAAGGAGATTATCTAAGATTTGAATAGCCTTTGCTTTATCTTTTATTTTAGTCAGAAGGTGTCCTATGCCAACTGTCCAATAACCAAGATGATCTTGGTAAACAGTAAGCTTCAGTCCTTCATCGACTCGTAGCATATCAAACTCATCTACTACTTTAGCCATTTACTTCCTATTCGTCGTCTCCTACTCCGTGATCCAACTCATTAAACAACAGATGTTCTGGAGAAGTTTCACGTTTTGGTTTCGTTTTCTTTATGTTGGACTTCAGCTCATTTGCCAAAGCACGAGAAAAGATCTTACGTTTCTGTTTACTTTTCATAATTGTTACTCCGCAATTTGAGCCATGAGATCACGCAGTTCGGTAAAACCGCCTACGTATGTTACCTCCCCGTTCACTTCAGACAGAATTTGTGGAAATGTGCGTGGAGGAACTCCGGTAAGATCAACAACTGTTTTAGTCATTGATTCTAAATCATAGTCTTGGTCAAGACTTAAATATTCAAACTGTTTATTGCGCATAGTCAATAGTTGTTTTGACATTTCACAAAATTGACAGTTAGGTTTACCAAAAATTACAAATTCCATTACCTCTCCTTATTAAGTAATACTGCTAAAGACTGTTCAATACCTTTATTTAAATCTGATTTTGTAAGATAGTGACTGGTTACTAGTTGTGACTTCACCGGACGTGCTGCTGGAGCATTATAGGTTGAAGCTGATACCGCCGATATCTTAACAGGTTCTGGCATCTGTGTCAAGATCTTTTCCGCAAACTCCGCCCAAGAAATAAGATGGCTTCCTGCAAAATGGTAAGTCTTAACAGACCTTGACCAACCTGTTTTTAATACTTCAAAAATAGCTTCTGCTAAATCTGGAGCATATGTTGGACAAGAGAACTGATCAGCAACAATAATAAAATCACGTTGTCCATCATTATAGCGAGACAACATAGTTTTTAGAAAGTTATTTCCAAATTCGCTATATACCGAGGCTGTTCGAATAATATATGCATTTGGGTTAACTCCTCGCACCATTTTTTCACCAAGTTCTTTCGTATACCCATAATTGTTTATTGGGTTAGGTGTAGTGTCTTCAAAAATAGGATGAGAATAATTAAAAATATAGTCTGTGGAAATATGCACAAAATCAATTTTAAGTTTGCTGCACACTGCCGCAATATTTGCAGGGCCATAAGCATTAACAGCCAAAGCAGTAGCAAAATCTTGTTCGGCTTTATCTACAGCCGTATAAGCGGCGCAATTAATAACACCATCTACATAATCTTCAACAATAGCGTTTCGCACAGCTTCAAAATTTGTAATATCTACACGTTCTTTAGGATAAATTAAAGATACATTTGCAGGGGCAACTTTACGTAAAGCTTGTCCCAGTTGTCCATTACCACCCAATACCAGATATGTTAGCATACACCCTCGCTACGTAACTGTTGAAAAGATTTAGCCATTGCATCTTTTGTTGATAGGATAGGTTTAAAACCTTCATCAAAAATCATATCGAAGCCCCAATCGATCCCTATATCAGGATCATCCCAACGTAAACTTTCTTCACTAGAAGGGTCGTATGGAGTTGTGCATTTGTATTCAAAGATAGCATCCATACTCAAAACTATAAAACCATGTGCCAAACCAGGTGGAAGCCAAAACTGCGTATGGTGTCGTGCACGAAGAACAACACCGTCCCAAGCACCGTAAGTAGGACTATCTTTACGTAAGTCTACAGCGAAATCCAATACTTCACCACTTACACAACGAACAAGCTTACCTTGCGGATTATTTGTTTGAAAGTGCATTCCTCGCAAAACACCGAAGTTTGATTTAGACATGTTATCTTGAACGAAAGTTTGTCTACCAATGATATCTTCGTATTTTTGTTCATTATATGTTTCTAAAAAGAAACCACGGTCGTCTTTATAAACGTCTGGTTTGATAATTACCGCACCTTCAATTTTTGTTTTTTCTACTTTCATTTTCCCTCCGCTAATTTGAGTAGGTATTGCCCGTACTCTGTTTTCTTCAGTGAGTTTCCATGGTAGACCAAAGTCTCTAAAGAAATCCACCCTTTTTTGAAAGCAATTTCTTCCAGGCACGCAATCTTCAATCCTTGACAGTTCTCAATAGTCTGCACGAATTGACCAGCTTCCATCAGACTGGCGTGTGTTCCTGTGTCAAGCCAAGTAAATCCTCGTCCGAGAACTTCCACTTGTAACTTCCTGTCTTCGAGGTAGCTGCGATTGATATC